GCCGAGCGGGATGAGCTCGCCCACCGCGTAGAAGTCGGGGTTAATCAGATAACCCGTGTCCTTGTTGGTGGTGTCAGGAGCGCAGTCGGGGTTCATGTCAACGATGGTGACAATGCCGTGGTCCGACTGATACTGACCAACCGACAGCTTGATCAGGCCAGAGGCCGAATTGCTGTTGAAGGTACGGATCGGGCCGGTCGAGGAGTCAGCGCGAGCGAAGTCGCTGATGACCCGACGAAGGGCGGTGTCCGCCACCAGCGTGAGGCTGTTCGTCACACCCGACACGCGATAGATCGACGTGATGAGGTTGTTCAGAACCGTCTCGCTGAAGGTGCCGGAAGCGTGGATCGAACCGGACGGGGTGCGGTAGTCAGCAGGGACATCCGCCGGACCCGAGGAGTCAATCCAGTCACCGAGGCCGCGCATGGTGTAGGCCGTGCCGCCACCATTCTCAGCCGCACGATCCTGCGTGCCGAGGAGGGTCTTCTCCACGTCGCGCTTCAGTTCCTTGACGCCCTTCATCTCCGCACGGGCGATGTCCTGCGGTCCAACCGAGGAGACGGCCTGCTGGAGGTCAGACACGCGGTAGGAACGACGGAGCTTCTGGACGTAGTTGCCCAGACGAGCAACCGACTCAAACTTGTCGTCGAAGTCGGTGACATCAGCACCTTCGCTCACCGCCGTCGAGGACGGGGTGGAGAGCTTATCAACGCCCCACTCAACGAAGGTGGCGTTGCACTTGAACTTATCCGCCGTGCTGAGGACCGGGGTCTCAGCGGGCGACAGCATGGACATGGCGTCCTGAAGGTCCTCACGATTGAGGGCCGCGCTACCCGGGGAGGTAGTGTCGTAGGTATTAGAGAATGACATGACTAGTTAGGTTTTACGTTTAGAGATTTGAGCTGCGCGGAGGGCGATGAAGTCGCTAGAGCTTCCTGTTTGTTTAAACCGGGCCTCGACCTCTTTCAGGGACTTTTCAACCCTTCCATCTACCCGCTCACTTGCGGAAGCGGTGGTGGAGGGATTGGACGGCGGATTGATTGCGGGGGACTTGGGCTTGTCCGCCTCAATGACCCTGCGGCCATACATGGAGTTGGCTGCGTGGGCTATGAGGTATTCAATCTGCGGCGCGATGTCGGGAACAGCTTCCTTCACTCGCTTGAGACGCGGGTCGTTGACCATTGCCTCAAAACGCTTGCGGGTGTCGTTGTCCTCTCCATCAAGCCAGTTGAGTTCCTTACGCGCCTGCTGTTGGAATGCTGATTCCATCTGCTTGCGCTGGTCAGCCGCCTGCAATTCTTGGAACTGCGCGGGGATGAACTTGTCGCGGGCCTTGCGGGCCTTGCGAAGGGACTCGCGGATGTCAGCCTTGGTGTATTCCTTGCCGTCTACCGTCACCGCAACGTCAGTCGCGGATAGGTCTTCGGATCGGAAGAGAACCTCCTCAGCCCACTCAACCACCTCGTCAACCTCCTTGCGCTTGGCCTGAAGGTCATCCAACGTGTTTACGTTGGCGTAAGGGTTGTTCTCCACCTTGACTTCGGGAATCTGCTGCTTGGCCTGAGCAATCATGGCCTCCAGAGACGCCGCCTTCTCCTCCGCCAACTTTCTCTTGGCAGTAAGTTCAGCAATGCGCTTCAGGAGCCCGCTCTTGCCCTTTTGAGCCAATTCAGCGATTTCCTCATCCGTTAGCTCGTCTACATCCTTTGAAAGAACCTCCTTTTTCGGGGCTTCCTCTGGCTTAGTTTCGCCCTCCTGTGAGGGAGACTCAGCCTTCGGTTGCTCCTCAGGAGCCGATTCAGGCTTTGCTTCAGCCGGTTTGGCCTTGGCAGTTAGCTTGGCGATGCGGTTGGACAGGAAGTCCTTGTCCGACATCGGCTTGTTTTCCACGGCTGGTTTAACGTCTGCCGCGTTTGACGTAGCGTCTTCTGACATAGATTGTGTTTCCGCCGTATTTGCGCCCCGGCGATTGCGAGTTATCCAAATCCTAGCACACACCATTTAGTGCTTGCCTAGGAATGCCCTGCTGAGCCACATGGAGTGATGCTCGACCCAAAAATCATCGAACGCCTCCATAACAGTCAGGACTTTCTGAAGTTCTTGAACGAACTCCATGCCGTGCGGGAGTATTGGATTAAGCAACTCCACGACCTAAAGACGGAAAGCCTTCAGCAGATAAGCGGACGCATCCTCGCTTTGGACGAGGTGCTGTTCGCTGCCCAGTATGAGTCGCTGACCGAAAAGTGGGACCGCCTTATGCGTTCATCCCCTGAGTCTGCATTTGACCCATCTGAGCGGGCGCAGTACCAATCCGACCAATCTGAGCGTTCTGAGCCTGCTGCATCTGGAACTGGTACTGCTGGGAGTACTTCTGGAGACGAGCCGCAAAAGACTCGTCGTTCTGCAACCGCTGGGAAACGTCGGGCTGCTGGACATACTGCTGTATGACCTGCATGGCCACCTGAGCCCCGTTGGGCCGCGCACCCACCTCAATCCCAGCGTAAATCTTCGATAGGTCATCCGTGACCTGACGGACGATTTGCTGCTGGGCTTCCTGAGCGGGCTGAAGAACAGCATCCGCAAGGAGGGGATTGACCGCCCCAGCCATAGCCTCAAGCATGCGGTCCACGTTGATACGACCGTTACGGTCGAACTGGAGCAGGCTTACGAACTGGTTTAGCTGAGACTCAAGGGTCTCGGGATCGGTGTTGAGGACATCAAAGTTGATGTTGATGTCGAAGTTCTCATTCGGGTCGCCACGGCCAAAGCGCACCGGATCGGGGCTTCCCGTGACGCGGAAGAACACCTGCTCAGGGCCAAACCGCTGGTAACACTTGTAGGACAGACGAAGGACATCCCTGACGTGGGTCAGGAACTTGTCCACGAAGTACTGCTGGCGGATGCGGGCCATTGGATTGGCATGGTCCAGACCCATGAGGCGGTCGGCCTGCTCAATCTGCGTGCGCTCCATCTCCACGCTGCCGGGGTTGTAGGGAGGAGTAGGCCCAAACTGAATCTCGCCCATCCGACGATAGGCCACCTTGACGCCCGGACCCCACTCAGGGGCGGGAGTTCCAGCGGGATAGAGGATGGCGGGAAGGGTTGCATAGGAGTTACGGTCGATGCGGCTATCGCGCTCCACCTTCACCTGCCACTGGATGCCGCGAAGCTGCTCAGGAATGGTGGCAAGCTCATACAGACGCTTGTTGTCCTCACCCAGCTTGGTGACTACGAACGGATAGTCGTCGTAACCATTAAGCAATTCGTGCTTGGCGTACTTAGGATTCTCAGGAGTTCCGTACCAGTTGTTGTGGAAAACAGTGCAATAAATGCCTTCTGAGTTGTCCTCCTGAGAAATTAGGCGCTGGTAGCAGTAGATGACCTCGTAAAGCTCGGTGGTCTGCTCCGTCGAGAGCTTGTTGTACTGGGTGTTGGTCCGAGGATCAGTCATGTCCACGGAGGTCACCTGCATCTCCAACACCTTGTCCACCCACTCCTCATCCCAACCCTCCGTAGCCACCTTGTTCTTGATCTCCTGAGCGGTCATTAGGACGCGCCAGAAGCAATACGGGGCCTTCTGAGGGTCAGTCGTATAGGCGGGGAAGAAAACGTCGCTATCAGGGGCTAATGCCGCCACCTTGGGGCAATTGACGCTCTGGCGAACCACGGGAAGCTCGGCATTGCCAGACTTGCGGAGGTCCTTCAAAGCCTTCTTGGCCCGCTTGTCCGTCAATCCCTGAAACTGTCCCTTGAGAAGCTCGACAATCTGGTCGTCAGACTTGCCGTCGATGATGAGTTGGGCCAAATCGGGGCTAACCTGAGCAATCTGGTTGATGTCCAGACGCTGAAGGAAGGTGCGGTTTTCCTTCTGCCAGCCCACATAGCTAATCATCATGCCCCGCTCCATCAGGTAGTTGGCCCCAAGCTCCATCTGACGCTTGAAGTCGGGGATGTAGGAAGCCACCATCCACTTCAGGAAGGCGCTAACCACGCGAGAACGGCTCAGGTCTCCGATTTCAACCGGGTAGGCCCTGATGTTGGCCCGATTGAGCGCAGACATAAACAGCGCAACGTAGGTGTTGATGCGCTCGTCGATGATCTGCACCTCCGAATCCGCCGCACCTTCAAAGGGAAAGGCGTCTGCCCCATGCTTGCGCAGGTCTTTGGACTTTCCCGGCCAGATGTTGCGTCGGTAGTCATAGGAGTCCCGCGTACTCTGCAAGTACCAGTCCAAGTCCCCGATGGTCGTGTCGTACGCATTTTTCAGCGCGGCTACGTTAGGCTTATCCTGAACGTAGGTCAGGGCTTCGTTAGACTCGTTGGTTTGCATTGAGTTTGCGCTGTAAGTTCTGGACTATTGTATAGGCAAAGCCCTTGTGCGCCCCGATTTTGTCGGAGAGCAATTCTGGGCTTATCGGCTGGTACTGGGCATTGAGGGTTCTGGTCAAAATCTCAAACCCAAGCAGACGGTCCATCTGCTCAGCCTGCCACTGAGGGTCTAACGTAATGTCACTTTCCGAGGACTTCATGCCGATAGGTGATGCCACCATTGGCGTCGGTGATGATGTCCGCGTAGATGGGCTTGCCTACGAGCCTATCACAATCGCGGGGTCTGACGGCTACAGGCACCAATGGCTTGCCTGTTTCAATCAAGGCATACACCCAATGGGGGTTGGGGGCGCGGCGCACCACCCTTACCTGAATGCGCTTGGGAACAGCCAGAGGAACCTCCACGGCCAGCCTAATCTTGTCGGCTCCCTCATCCGTGAAGAACTTCCTGCCCTGATCGGTGAAATGCTCATCAGGGGACAGCTTTTCGTCCCTGAGCTTCGCAAGCTGGAACTTGGAAATACTCAACTCATCGCAGAGTGCTTGGAATGGTACGGGCATGTTAGTAGGCTTTTCCTAAGGGTTTGATGGTTCGTAATGAGTTGGGGTCTAGAAACCTGATGCCAGAGACTGCGGCGTAGCGCATGCAGTCGATTGGGTCCTTCCATGCCTCGTCCTGCCCTCCATCAGCCGTGTACTCCTGAAAGGCTGAAATGATGTTCTGGCAGCGGTCGGAGATGTAAAGGTGCGGTCTGTTAATCGAATCTACGGGAGCCTTCTTGCTGTAGGCCATCTTGGTTTGGAGGGCTTGCAGCCCATCCTCAATGTCCAAGCCGGGGGCTGGGATGAACACTAAGCCAGCATCCATTAGGTCTTCGATGATGGACGAAGCCCCTGTCTGGGTCTGGTACTTCGCGGCACCCAGCCTAGGGTCAATGAGGCGTTCAAAGATGGAATCCTTGGTTTCGTCCTCATAGCGCATGATGAGGTCAACGTAGTCGCGGATGCCATAACCCAAACCCTTGGCCCCTTCTCCGCTGGTCCACTTACCCCCAGACCACTTGGCCCAGTCCCCGACATTAACGTCAGGCCATTCCCTGTACACCCACCATGTGTCGGTAGGGTCCACGGCAATCCAAGCCATAAACCAGTTCTTGCGACCAGCAGGGTCCAAGATCATGTACTTGGTCTTGCCCTTCAGATCAATGGACTCATGCGGGACGACGTTGATCTCCCGTGAAAAGTTGGGGAACTTGGTACTTACCGATTTCGTAGCAATGCCATAAGCACGTGTAAGGATTTCATTTTCCGGTCTGCCTGCAAGGTCTTTTGAGATACGGTCGTAACCACCGAAGGGGTTGTCCCTACTGTGGAAGTAGATGATCCCTGCGTCTCGGTTTTTGGAACGCTGTAGATATGGCACCGAGCGTCCCCCAAGGAGTTCAGCTTGCTTTGCACGAAGTATTTCTGCCCCTTGGACATAATCTCTAACAACCTCTGTGTAGCCATCAATAGGAGTAAAAGTAACAACCAGTTTGCTATTACGAGTAGCCAAACGGAAGCGGAGCGTTGCCAGAAGTTCTGGCCCAATAAGATACTCGTCACACCAAGCTCCAATGTTGATCCAATTAGGATCACGGCAACCAAGCTCAGCACCTTCCAGAATGGTGTCGTTATTAAGATATTGGGCATAGGTTTTAAAGATGATGGAGGACTTACTGCCGGGGAGGATCAGGCTGGACTTACTGAAGCCGTTCTTCCGCGTGTAGGAAACATTCTCCTCAGTTCCCAGCACCTTAACCCTGTACTCCTCGGGTAAGGCGTCGTAGACAGCCGACTGCTGCTGACGGATGGACACATCCGCATTCTGGGCAAAGCACATGATGACGGACTGTGGGTTCTCCACCGCCGCCTTAACCACGGCATGAGCCGCCCAACTTGTCTTTCCGCTCCGGTTCCCCCCACTTACCAGAAGCTCAGAATGCGTGCTTAGAAGTTCCTCCGCATCCCTCCAATGGGGAAGCTTCCACCCATACCTGTAGGGGTCACGTCTGCTATTCGCGATTGCCGAATGATAAACCTCATGGAGCTTGAGGACATCCTCAGCAGCCATGACAGCCAACTCTTCGTCAGTTGGCGGCTTTAGGACTTCGTGCCTTTCCCAGCTAAGACTCAAGGCTTTCCACGCTCAAACAATGAGCAGATGATGTTCCGAGCCTCAGCATTTGGGAACGGATAGTTCTTAAGGTCCTCATGCTCATTGGCCTTGCGAACAAGGGCTACAAGGAAAGCCTGAATCTGGTCGTTGTGAAGACTCTTCAGCTTCTCAATGACGCCGTGGATTCGTAGCGCCTCTTCCTTGTGCCTATCCTCAAGCGGAAAGGTTACGACAACTTTTGTTGGCTCTTTGTTCATGTTGAAATTCCTAGTCCGTCTTTTCAACGGGCTTAACCACTGCATCAAGGCTCCCAGCCTTCAGCTTAGCCCTAGCCTCCTCAATGGCCTTCATGGCGTCCTCCAAACTCGGGGCTTGGGCCTTATGCTCAACAACCACCTTGTTCTCCCCCATGGCTGACAAGAACTTGTCATTGGCAATACCCCAAGGAAGCGTCAGGTCTCGGATGTTAGTCCGCGCCAACTGCTCAGGGTCCTCCGCCAACATCCTCATCTTCTCCTTCTGAAGCAGCCTAAGACCCTCCGCTATGTCCAGAGCATCCTCCGCCAGCATAGCCCTACGCTCATCCAAAGCCGCCTTATGCCGCGTCTTCAACCGGCATATCGTCTCCCACTTCATCCCAGTCTTAGCCCTAATCGTGTTAATAGACTCCCCCTCAGCCAGAAGCTCCAAAGCCTGCGTAGCCAACACAGGGTCCCTCCGCTCAATGTAGTTGCCCACATTGTTAGCCTGCTCCGCCACACTCAGGGCCAAGTCACTTACCTTCTTCTTCTTTGGCATGGCCTATATCACCAAGCCCAGCCAAATTAATCAAGAACATTCTTAAAACTTATAAGCTTACTAACCAACATCTTACAACTCCATTAAAGAATCTGTGTAACTTTTCACCTGTTTCTCCCGTCCTCTAACACAGGTTAGACGGAGGACCCTTTGTAAATTTTTTTAAAGGGGTTGATTGATCAATCCCAATTTT